AATTATATCAGGTATTTCAGCAGCACGATATTACATCTTACAGGGAAATGAAATCATCAAAAAGAGAAAAAAGTCTTAAAGATTTTATCTCATACAATAACGAGTATTCCCACACACGCCTCATATCTCTCGTAGGCTCACTAATAGTTTTCATTATGTTTATCCTGAATCCGTTAAACGATGGACTTCAGAACATTGTACTTGGAATACTAGCGGCTTCATTAACAAACGCAACAATAAGTAAATTTTCAAACGAATCTAAACAATCAGAATATGGTAACGAGTCAACAGGCGCTGAAGAAGTATGGTCAGCCGAGTGCGAGCAACCCGAATCTGGTGCTGTGGGACGTTCCAGCAGAACTAGAAATCGGAGTAATTCCTAAAAGAATCTATTGTAACAAGGATATGGTTGCACCATTAACGGCTGCATTCAAAGCTCTTATATCTACAGGATGTGTAAAAGAACTTAAAACTTGGGACGGATGCTTTAATATTAGAAAGAAAAGAGGATTAGCTTCTATGAGCCTTCATTCGTGGGGTCTGGCAATTGATATGAATAGCTGGGCTAACCCGCTAGGATTAAATAGGCAACAAATTATTGCTAAAGGTTTAACTCCATTTAGTGAAGAATTTCTTGATTGCTTTAGGAAAAATGGATTTGATTGCGGGGCAGATTGGAAGTCTCGTCCAGATTTTATGCATATGCAACTTGCAGTAATATAGTGTTGCATTTACATTTTATATTTGTATATTTGATAAAAATATATCAATTATGAGATGGGCAAACATTGAAAATACCAATTATCAAATTTCTGACACTGGATTGGTTAGAAACTCTAAGACATTGCAAATAAAGAAAAGCGTAGCAGGCGGAACTTCTGCTTACTTGATGACTTCTATTTACATTAAAGATGGGAAACGGAAAAATCATTTAGTTCACAGGCTTGTAGCTAAATATTTTGTAGATAATCCGCATAACAAGGAGCAAGTGAATCACATTGACGGAGATAAGCTGAATAATTCATACGACAATTTAGAGTGGGTTACTCCAAAGGAAAATATGAAACACGCATTCGAGTCTGGGTTATATAAAAAATTTAACAATCAGACATATAAAGGTAAATTTGGGTCAGAACACAATCGAAGCATAAAAATAGAATGCAACGGTGTCGTTTATAATGGTTACTCTGAGGCAAGCAGATTGACTGGTATTAAAATTTCAACAATACATAGGGCAGTAAAACATAATAAACTATGCAAAGGAATGCACTTTCAATTATCAAAAATATGAGATATTTAATCATTATAATCGCCGCATTTTTGCTGCTATTAAGTTCTTGTAAGAGACCACAGAGTACGTACTCCTCGAAGGAAACTGTACGTATAGATACATTCTTTCGATACAGGGAGGTTATTAAGACTTTACCTCAGAAAGATTCAATTGTTATTTTTAACCCGTGCGACAGCTTAGGTATTATTAACCGATTCTACGCACAAATATCAATCCCTAATGGCAAAGTTGAAATACAAAGCAAGAACAATCACATTGTCGCATCTGTTGTGGCGACTGGAATTACGTCGTCTATTGTCGATTCCACTAAAATCAAAGAAACTAGCAGAAGCACTTCTGCAGTGGAAAAGGTCATTGTAAAAAATGTTATACCTACTTGGATAATTGTCACACTATTTATTGAAACTATGATTATTTTGCTTTACCTTTATTTCAAGTTAATATTTCCTAGATAATGGCAAAAGCAATAGCAACAGCTACTTTCAAACCAAGAGCTAAAAAGAATAATAAAGGTGTTCACGCTAAGACGAAAACCTCGTCGTCAAAGAACTCAAAAAACTATAAAAAGCCTTATAACGGGCAAGGAAAATAATGGAAGCAATGAATGAAATTGACGAATGGTCGGTTATTGTATCACCTCAAGAAGAAATAGCTATTGAGGATAAGTTGCAATTATTACTAGATACGCTTGAAGCTATTAAGGACTCTTCTGCGCCGACATTTGCTCTTCAACTTAAAATTATGACTAAGATTGAAGATTTAGTAGACCAACTTTAATTGTGTGTTTATTTTGTTTTGTTTGAGAACCCCTGACCAAAAATAGTCGGGGGTTTCTTTTTGTAAATAATTCTTAATTATTTTTTCTATCTTTGATGCAAAATAAATCATTCATAGGATGGCTATATTAATAAAAGATGCGCACGATTTTATTCGAATGCAAATCAAAAAGAATAAGATGGGATTTGTCTCTCCTGAAGATATAGACCGCGCAATTAATCGTGGTGTATCTGACTGGATGAGTGCAGTTGTTTATAAGTATAAAAAGACTGGAAAGTATTCTTATGACCACTTATTTGTTAAAAGAAAAGATTATGCGGTAACTAGCTCTAATGCTGGTTTAATGGATATGCCAACAGATTACACTGAGGCATTGACTGTATATGTAATGAATAACGGAGTGCTAACTGAAGGCACTATTTATTCTTGGGACGAGTTCCTAGAGATTCAAAACAGTAATATCTTAGCTCCTGTATTAGCTTACCCTGCAGCTACAATTTATGTTGCTGAGGCAGGAACTGCAAAGATTCAGTTTAAGCCAACTCCTTCTTCATCTGGAACTACATATACATTCACATTGGTATATATGAGAAAACCAGCAGCAGGTGTTTATAAGTACACTGTATCTAGTACAACGGGAACAATTGCATATAACCCTACTGGTTCTGTAGACTTAGATATTGATGACAGATACTTCTCAGATATCTTAACTCGCGCTTTAATGTACTTAGGGATTAGCTTACACGACTCAGATACTGCATCTACAGAACAATTAAAAGATGTTAACCAGAAAAATGATGAACGATAATGGCAAGTACTAAAAACATAATGTCCGAGCAAATACAAAGATTGTACGCTCGATTTATTGACAAGGATAACGTATCTGACGTAATTGATTTGCGTGAGATTAAGTTGTTACTTGTTCAGTCAATCAATAAGATATTAAAGCTGCAGGTTGCTGAATCGTTTAAGGCGGGTCAGGTTGATGTACCTAAATGCAACTTACTTGAATATACTTGTGCTGTGACATCGGAGTCGGGCAATAATCGCTCATACATTACGTTGCCTGCAATTCCATTAACCCTTCCTTTGGATATGGGCATATGGTCTATTGCCGCTTCCAATGCCGCTTTAACCCCGTACATTCCAATTCCAGCACAAGATATCATTGTATTTCAGGGAACTAATGTTGCTGCACTTGAGCAGCAGATTGGCTACTACATTCAAGGAAAGAAAATTTACTTTACAAAAGATATTACGCTATCGGCAAACGGTTCGATAACATCTGTGATTGTAAACCTTCTTGTTTCAGACTTCAGCCAAATTGGAGATAACGACTTATTGCCTATATCTCCAGAGGTAGAGGCTGTTGTTATTGAAGATGTTTTAACGGCAATTAGTGGAGGCAAGGTCGCTCAGATAGAATTACAGAGTAAACAAAGTCAGCAGCAATAATGAAAACTAAATCATTAAATACCATAGTAAGAGAGGCGTTGTTAGACAACAACCTCCCTTTGCATTATTACTCAAGATACTTGCATCACGGCTTACGTATTGTAGACGAATTGTCTATGGACTTTGATATGGGTAATATCAAAATGATTGAGCTTGATGTAACTTCTTATCAGCGCGCTATTTTGCCAGCAGACTTTGTTGACTTTATTGACGTATCTGCTAAGCACGGCGAACGCTTACTTCCAATGGAAAGAGAGCGTACTCTTAACAAGAACTACAACTATGACGAAGAAGGGAATAAAATTCCTTACAACTCGTCTATAAGCATTAACTACGACGCAGAGATTAACTACAACTTAATTTCTGGCAGCAACAATATGAATACTCGTGGAGAGCTTGTTGGTCGCTATTACGGACGCAAGCGTTTCCCTAAGTTGACTTTTGATATTGACACAAAGAATCAGGAAATTGTATTTAGCAACGGAATGATTTTAACGAAGGTAACATTAGTATATATTACTTCTGCAGTATCTAGTTCGTCTGCTAACGTAATAACTCCGTATGCAACAGATGTTGTTGTTAACTACATCAATATGATGGCAGCTAAGGCGGAGGGAACTACACTAGGCAAATATCAATTAGCAAAACAAGAGTTCGAAAACTCTCGTAGAAAGTTCCGTGCTAGAATGAATGCTATGGATTACGCTGAAATTATTGGCGCAATCAGAAATGGTATTTACGGTAGCGTTAAGAACTAACATTTAACAAGGCTCATTTTAACAATTAACAAATGGCGAAGGTAACTCTCAGAGCATCAGGAGGTTTGAACTCAGATACAGACCCTAACAATTTACCAGAAGGAGATTATATTTCTGCAAATAATATCGTCTTTGACGCTGGTAAAGACGGTGGAGCTGGGGCAATAAGAATGATGGAATCTATTAAGGCTACAGGAGTAACCTTTACTGAGA